TCATTTGATTTGATTTAACCTCGCTTGTTTTTTTATTTCTTTTTTATCTTTATATTGTTGCCAGCAAAAATAGGCGCTGGAAATTCCAGCGCCTAAAATTATTAAAAGTAAATCTTTTATCATGCGACCTCTAACAAACTATTTTTATCTTGTTCATCTTCTTTTTTAACAGTTCCAATTAATGTTGTTCCTTTATGGTCTGAATATTCTTTTGCGCCTGATACAATGTCAAAATTATTATTTGGCGCATTATATCCCTCGCAATTTCTTGTTTCAGTACATTCAAGATATTTGTTAAATGCGTCATCATCATTTTTGGCAATGACTAAAGTTTTAACAACATATGTGACCTCTTGTTCTATTTGATAAACTTTTTGTCCTAAATGTTCATCAAATAACATTAGGTCTTTTGTTAATCCCCAACTGTCTGACATTATGCTACCTCGCTAACTATGTTAATTGGGTTTGTTGCATGACGCCACTTGTTACCATTTTTATTTGGTTCAGCATTTAAATCCCAATAGATAAAAATGTCCTTACCCTCATTAGATACAAAATGTTTTCCTTGCGTATCTGTGTTGGGTTTTGTCCAAGTTCCTTGTCTATTAATAATCTTACCATGTTTTTTTGCATAGTAAGAAATAACAAACTTAGGATATTCATTTAGTAGTTGTTCAACTTTTTCGGCTTTCATATTTCCTCGCTTTCTTAATTGTTATAATGGGATTATATAACATAATCCCATTAAAGTCAAGAAGTAAATTAATTAATTTACAACTTCAGATTGTTGTCTTTCGTATAGTATTCTCTCCTTTATTTTTTGCTCTCTACTATGGTTTTTGTTCTTCATACCCTTAATTCTTTCTGCAAGATTTTTAGGGTTATAAATGACAAGTCCACCAGAATTACATCTGATAATCTCAGCGTCACTTATAGATAGACCAAGTTCAGTTCCTAACTCAATCATTTCATCAAGATATTTATATCCTTTCAAACCAAGTTTAATTTCTTTCATTTGGTTTAAAATAGATTTTATCCATTTATAATGTGCCATGATTAATTGACCTTTAGCAACTTGCCACATTTCAAAAGTTTTAAATTCTTCTCTTGAAACAGCAATTTGTCTGTCACGACAATATTCACGACCAATTAAATCTAACTCGTATTGCTTATCCCATTGATCTGAATAAGAAGTTAGATTTTTTTTACCACTTGAACTACCAAGATACTTATCGTTTGCGTCTTTGTATTTTTGTTCATGTGGGTTTCTGTCTTTGCCTTCCATTTCAATAGTTATATCTGGATTGCAACCTTCTTTGCCTTTCAGTTCATCACGAAAATAGGCATAACCAAAATCCCTACTTTGTGGTCTATAACCATCAATGTCATCTTGACCATCAACGCCATCATAATCTCCGTTTAATCTGAAATCAAAATGTTTTGATATGTACTTATCTTCCTCGTCTTTTTCTTCTGGTTTGCCCATATATCCAAAATGAAAGCAACTATCTTTCGCAATAGTATTTACATTGGGATATTTATCTTGAAGATATTGTGCCATCTGAACATCATCTTTTGGATATGCTCTTTCAACACATACTTTTGCTAACTCCCAAGTTTTATCTTGGATAGCTTTAAAGTTCTCTCGTAATTGAAAAAACTTTTCTTTTTCTTGTGTTTCTTCTTGTTCCAAGTGTGTACGAAATCTATGTCCACCTTTATTCCGATACTCTTGGTTTAGTCTTATTCTTGACATTTTTCCTCTTTCTGTTTTTGCATATAAAGTAATCTTACAATATCCCACAAAGATTGTCAAGTCCTAAAAATGCGATACAACCTCAGGTTGTGCTTTCTTTACTACTAACCACCTTCCCCAGCCACCTGCCAAGTGTATATTATTTTCTGGGATTTGTCAAGAAGTTTATTTTTATTTATCGCTTGACTTCTACTCCCATATAATATAAGATGATATTTGCCTCCTGAGGTATGAGGCTTTATAATAACTGTCTCGGGACAACTTCTCTATTACTGGTGATGTCTATAGAACATCTATTGGGAAGAGAGAACTGATCCCTGATCCAATTGGTGTTTGTAATTTAAGAGCGTCGCTACCACGTTGGATCTGGGATCAGGTGTTGTAGCTGTGGGATATAAACCACTATAATACTGGTTGCAATGTACGTGCGACATGGCTTCAAAGCTAGAATGAGAAGTCCGCCAGTGTAGCACAACCCCTGGTTGTAAAATAAAATTCAACCTCAGGTTGAGGCTGCAAGCTACAAGCGTCAAGCAAAAATAAAGCTTGACATTAGCTCTGGGATAATATAAGATACAAATAGAAAGAGAGGACAAATGAGTACAAGAAGTAATATAGCAATAGAAGATCCAAAAACAAAAAAAGTAAAAGTTATATATGTTCATAGTGATGGCTATCCCTACGGAGTGGGTCATATGCTAGTGGACAATTATAACAAACGCGATCTTGCAGAACTATTATTTAATCATGGTGACGCCAGCTATCTGGATGAAACTATTGATCAATGTAGTTTTTACGGTCGCGACTGGGACAGAGAAGAAGATCCTGCCAAAGAGTACAGAGATGAGTGGATGTACATGAACCATATTAAGGGTGATGTGTTCATTGAATACATTTACTTATTCAAAGATAATAGATGGCATGTATCAACTCAAAAATCAACCAAAGCCAAAGACGGTTACGATGATGGCACTTTGTTTTATTATACCAAGTTTGAGCCGGTGATCATGAACAAGGAATATATCAAACACAAAGACACACATGACAAACACGCTGAGGTTAAGATGATCTCGCAAATTGGTAAGCTATTATCTGGAAAGTTTCCAGAGGATAATATCGAGATGCAGGGTGGCAAAGCAAAGAAAGCCAACTGATGACTATAGAAGGAAAGACAGCCAAACAATATAATAAGAAAAAAGTATCCAGCTGGGCCATTCAGGTCCAGTGGGACAATGGAGAGGTTGAAAACATTACTGAGATCCCAAACGGCGTAGCCCATGAAGTGGATGAGTTTTTAACAGAACTTGAAAATGTATAAAACCGTAAACTGGAAAACCGGGCCCGCAAGGGCCCGATACAACCTAGAGTTGAAGAATAAAAAAAATAAAAAGCCACAAGCAACAAGCTGTGATGAAACAAAGTGTTTAGAAAAAAACACCGGTCTGATTAATGGTGACTGGTTATGTTTAGACTGCGGAGAGAAGGTTAAGCCACAAGCAACAAGCCGCAAGCGGCAAGCTTCAAGCAACAAGCGCTTGACAAAACAGCATTATAAGATTATATAAGATTTATGAATTTAAAAGAAGCTAAACAAATAACTGGTGGCCTGTCTTCACCTTCTAAGATGCCGGGCTATGCATATAACCTGCCGACCTGGGCGTGTGTTGTAGGGACTAAGCTCCGGGACATTGAATTCTCAACCTGCAGCGGCTGTTACGCTCACGAGCGTGGCCGGTATAGATTTAAAAATGTAAAAGATGCGCTCAACCGTAGGTTGAATTCTTTAACTGATCCACGATGGATCGAAGCCATGACTGTGCTGGTAGCGCATTACAGTCTCAAGGTCCCCTTCTTCAGGTGGCATGACTCTGGAGACCTGCAGGGAGCTGATCACCTTAAGAACATATTCGAAGTGTGCAACGCCACGAAGCAGGTGCAGCACTGGATGCCCACGCGGGAAGTGAAGCTATTAAGACTCATGCAACCTGAGGTTGTACCAAAAAATTTAATTATTCGTGTGTCCTCGCATATGATAGACCAGCGGCCAGTTAAGTTCTGGCCCCATACGTCGACTGTAGTCCGGGCTGGTAAAACATGCCCGGCACAGGAACAAGAAAACCAATGCGGCAGCTGTAGACAATGCTGGAATAAAGAAGTAAACAACGTTGCATATCCACTACACTAATGAGAAGACCAATTATAACACAAGCCTGGCTAGCAGATTTTTACGCGGAGGGTGTGAAACCGAAATATAAGGGAAGTCTCAAGCGACAAGATAACAATGCCAGCTTTGAAGGCATCAGTGAAGCAGAATATAACAAACGTCATATGAAAGCTCTAAAAGATGCTGATCCGGGCCTCAAGCAACAAGCAACAAGCAACAAGCACGCAAGTCCTCAAGCACCAAGCGAAGATAAAAAAAGTCCACAAGCATCAAGCGACAAGCAGCAAGCGTCTTGAGACTTGAATCCGTCCTTAACAAGTGCCAAGATACAAGTACCTGGAAACAATTTGCAGGAGCCCTGACTGGGCTTCTTGGCAAGTATAAAAGTGTTCTTTGGATGTTGAATATGGAATGAAATTTGATGTGGACTAAACCTGATTTTGTTATTGGATGTTATTTTTAATTCTACTGTAAAAAAGTGGCTATTAGAATTGTACCCCAATAGATCAGGAGTACCAAGAACGCTAGTATTTTCAAGCCTTGTCCACGATATTTCAGGTGTAATTCTTTTAAGCTCATGCCATAATTTTGTTTCAGGTTTTATCAAAATAATGACAATAACATATGCTTACACAATGAGCTTTGGTGCACCCATTGAGGCTACTTCTTCATGTGTAGAAATCACTATTCGATGAGTTTCTCTAGCACCTAAAATTTTATTTTCAACTAAATTCACACTCATAATATCATAATGTTTTCCATCGGGTGTTCTAACCTGAACTCTAGCATCTTGCGCTACTGAACTTCCTTTCTTTGGACCTACGAATCTATCAAAGATCATAATTAAATCTCTACCTTTAAGCATTACATTAAACCTTTATCCCTCAATCTATGAATTGGATTTTTTAAATATTCTAACTCTTTTTCATGCACCATATTATCATACTGATGGTCCTCTTTAGCACGAGCTAACTCTGCTTTAAGTTTTTCAACCTCAAGCTCTAATATACGGACCATTTCTTCTAGTTTTTTCTCTTTATCAACAATACCGGATCTACATTCCATAGATTCCCACCATTTGCTGTCATCTTTCATATTTGACTTTATAAGACAATATACATATATTGTCAATATTGTGGTGAATAGAATAGGTATCAATTGGTACATAAGACTCCAAACTAAAATAGCAGATTTGGAGCATAAATTAGAGGATGTGCAAAGCCACAATAAAGTGCTATTACATAAATTAAAAAAATATGAACCAGATAGAAAAAAAGAAACCTGGACTACCATCAAGACTAACACCTATGCAACGTAGCTTTGCTGAAATATTAGTATTCAACGAAGGGCATAAGTTTGCTTATGAATGTGCTAAGGAAGCAGGATATGAAGGGGACAACGCAACCCTTAGAGTAAAAGCCAGTCAACTTCAAGATCCCAAACATTATCCCTTAGTATTTAAACACATTGGAGAATTACGAGAAGAAAACTATAAGAAACACAATATATCTTTCGGTGGACACCTAACTGAACTAGCTCACATTAGGGATGACGCTAAAAAAGCAAAATCATTTTCTGCTGCAACTAATGCAGAGAAAGCACGAGGAGCTGTTGGTGGATTATATATTGAACAAAAGATTATTCGAACAGGTAAGATTGAAGACTTATCTGAAGAAGAATTAAATAAAAGAATAGATACTATTATGGATGATAATACACTACTTTTAGATCCAAAGTCTAAGGACAAAGATCCCAAAGACAAAAAACCAAAACCTATTCTATCTTAGTCATCTTAACTACCCATGAGGTAGGAATCATAGTACGATCACCAAAAGTTATCTCTTTCGTTACTGAATCAATATCATAAGAAGCAAATACTTTAACTGAATCTTCATCTTTAGAAAATAACCAACCTTCGTTGATTGGTCTTGCTAATTTCATTTTATTAAATTCTCTATCATCTGCCCAACCTGAATCACTTAACGCATCAACCCACTCAATCCTCCACTTTGAATACGGGATGTCGTTCGGTTGACTTGGTATAACTTGTTTTCTTCTTCGAGGTTTTCTTCTCTTTGGTTTTCTTTTTGGTGCCATAAAAATAATCTGGGTTATGTTTTGCATTGAACTCATCCATCCAGGGAGACGGACCACTCCAATTTTTGTTTCTACCTATCATACTCTACCCCTATAGCATTTCTAGAATATTTTTTCTAATTTTGGGACCCAAAAGTTCCGCGCGGCCCCTATGCTCAAAAACCCTTGGATCACAAGGCTTATTTAAGCAACTCCTCTAAAACCATTGGTATTACTCACTAATCACGAAATCACCAGATCACGAAGAAGTCAAAGTGCTGATTCACTGATTTCATACTTTTGAAAAACCTATAGTTTCGTGATCAACCGCATAAAACCTCACTTTTGATTTTCGCCAGTCCCTTGTCGCTTGAGCCCTGACACTAGAAACTGTGACATATATGTCACACTCCAGGGAGATCTCGCTATTACCGCCAGGAGATTTTTGCCGGAACTCCCTACTGCATGTCTTGTAGCAACATCAGCTTGTTCTGATTAACCATAATTCTGCCAAGAAGCTGCTCTATTTTGACCATAAGTCCATCCAACTGCTGATCAGGAACTCCATCGGTCTCTGTTTCTAACATTAGTCTCAATTCCTTCTCATCAGCCATCATGGTCTGTAATAGTCGTCTTTCAACAGACTTAATTATTCTTTTGTTCATAGTATTGATCCACCTTTCTTAAAAA